TGAAGATGTAGATGCCGAACTTCCAAGCGACGCAGAAGTGCATCTCAGTGATGATGATGCGTCCGTTGGCTACAGAGCTAGATTTTTTATTCGCACAAAGGTAGAGAGCTAATGACACAGAAAAACAAGTCTCCACGGCAGGAATGTTTAGAAGAAGCAGCGCGCATTATCTCTGGTGATCGCGATGTTCAGTACGGCGGCCCGGAGGACAACTTCACTCGCATTGCAAAGATCTGGTCCATCATCGTTGGCGTAGAACTCACCACTGAAGATGTTGCAATGATGATGGTTGGGCTTAAGGTCGCTCGGTACGCCTCAAAGTCTGGATTTCAGCCAGACACCTGGGTAGACGTTGCTGGATACGCTGGCTGCGGATATGAAGTAGGCCAGAAGCTTACTGAGAAGTAGTATCACTGTTCGGCACTGCCTCCGGGGTATTATTTACCAGCACGTACTTGACTAAAAGAGAGATGCAGATGTCTGACATATCATTTATTGACTGCAATGGGCTAGCTGGATTCATGAGCTACGGCTTTGTAAAAGCTGGTATGGAGATGAAGACTCGAACTGGGACACTGAACTTCGGAAATCCAGTTGCAGAGCTCAATAGGCATCTTCTTGGAGACAACTGGAGCGCTGTGTTCTCAGACGAGCCAAGCGACTGGCCCGATATCAAGGCCGATGTAGTTGTTGGCTGTCCTCCGTGCTCTGGGTGGTCTGTATGGTCGGGTCCAGCTAATCGCGGCCCAGAAGCTGCGGCACACGAGCACACGCGTGCATTTATGAAGTACGCAGCTCGCATCAAGCCGAAGGTCATCATCTTCGAGTGTGTTCAGCAGGCGTACACTCAGGGGCGCGACGTCATGGTCAAGTACCGTGACATGGTAGAAGAGTTGTCCGGCAAAGAGTACGACTTGTATCATGTCAAGATGAACAATCTGCAGGTAGGTGGATTCTCATATCGCGCTCGATACTTTTGGACTGCTGTTGAGAAAGGTATGCCGTTTGGAGCAATTGCAAATGCGCCTGCTGAAATGCCAACAATGATGGATGTCATTGGAGATCTCGAACCGCTTGCACTTCAATGGGAAGCTCAGCGGTACGCCAAAGAGCCTTCAAAGTACGTTGCTCATCTGCGCAACGAGAGTGGAATTGTCGATGGTCATATGAATAAGACCAACCTTGACACTCAGCGCATTCAAGAAATCTTCGACATTATCGGCAACGATGGTTGGAAGCCAATGATGCAACTCAACAATGCTCTCAAGGCTGCTGTTGAAAAGAACGGTGACAAGTTTCCTCAGTCTTGGTTGGGCAATGCTGACAAGATCCGTGGCAAGGACTTCTACATGGGATTCTCGCTTCCTTGCCGCTGGGACGGGAATAGCTGGTGCCACGTTTTGACCGGCGGTGGACTCGATCATGTTATTCACCCGACGCAGCCGCGCCGAATCACGCATCGTGAGGCGGCTCGAATTCAAGGACTCCCAGACAGTTGGAACTATGTTGGCGCGAAGGACTACTCACCGCTCAGTTCGACGTGGGGTAAGGCGGTTGCTGTCCAGGCTGGACAGTGGATCGGAGAGGCCGCTGTAGCGGCCATCAAAGGTCAGCCAAACGGTCCGCAGGGTGAGCTGATTGGTGATAGAGAGTGGCTTTTGGAGACAGATAAGGGCTTTAGCCGCCACTTTGTCCGCAGAAACTGGTATTCTGACAAAAAATAGCGGTAGATCTTTAAAGATGCCGTTCTTGGGTAGTATAATGATACCAGCGACAAACGGACGGTATCATGCAATCATTTCTCACTAATACAGAGTCATTCGAGCTCACTGCTCGTCACCTCGACAACAAGCGACTGCACAAGCAGACTCTTGAAGCCTGGCAGTGCTTGCTCAATATGTGCAATCTTGACCCAGATGGAAACCACCGTGAGCCAAAAGGCTGGTCAAACCACCCTGTTGTAAAAATGTGGCGTGGCTATGAAACATTGCTCGTTTCGTACATCTCGGCGACATACTACGAATGGGTCTCGCGTGGCTACAAGTCTACGTTACTAGACAAGACTTACCGCACCTACGACAAGGCTGTAGAGCTCGGCCGCATCTCGTCTGAGCTTGCTCTTCCTCCGTGGATGCTAGATCTTGACTACTACTCACGACTGACCTCTACGCACCGCACTGCTTTGCTCTGCAAGAACTACGACTGGTACCGTCAATTTCAGTGGTCAGAAGACCCGGGATATCAACCTCCGACATACGAATACCTGTGGCCACACCAAGACGGATTCGCTAACTAAGTCCAGTGACACCAGATTCAGCCAGAAGCTCCGCCAGATTGCTTGCCATAAAAACAGTCAATTGACTGTCAGAAAGTGACCAGGAGTCACACACCGGCGGTATACAATCTAGTGAAATGAAAGATTCACGACTCGGCGAGTGCCTGTGGTACGAATGGACTGGAGAAGAGCTAGATAGCTCTAATCTTGTGTTCTTCACAGAAGATCATGTAGATCTCGAGAATGAGATCGTGCGTAGAGCTCTTGCTTCATCTCTCCAGCGTGACGGATCTGCCGATTCTCTTGGAGACGCGTTTAAGCTCATTGAAGGCGCGCCGATCTTTCATACATACGCCGGTGAAATCGATGGAGAGACTTACTACACCATATGTGAAGAAAACGGAGAGACAAGAAGCGGCGATTATGTCGACTCCGTTGTGAAAGTCACATTGGTGTATCTGTGAGTAAGAAAGCACTAAGCAACGTCGGCTGGCAAGAGCGGTCAGAGTGTGCGAAACCTCAGCATAAGAAAATCGCTAAGTTTTTCTTTTCAAACGTACCTGAAGAAAAGTACACTGCGCGCAACTTATGCTTTAGCTGTCCAGTTCGACTTGAGTGCCTAAAGTACGCACTTGAGACAAAACAGATTCACGGTGTATGGGGCGGAAAGGACGAAGGCGAGATTCGCCGAGCTCTTTCAGTGTCTCACACGGGACAAGAAGTTCGTCGTCAGCGTTTCCCAAACTGTCCGTACTGTGGCGCACGACCAAACAAGCTCAAGGTAATAGTTGCTGATTCTCCAGAAGGCGGCCGCTGGAAAACAATGAAGCTTGTTCAGTGCGAAACCTGTGACTTTACTTGGAGAAGTCGAACAAGCGCAAATGCAGTTACTGCGTATCACAACTCAAAAGAGCCGAAAAAGTCTCGCAAGTCAAAGACTAGCGAAGCTGATACCAGCCATCTCCCCACAGAAGCTGAAGACGCCTAAAGTATTTGTCATACTGCGGACCGACGGCCTCTAGGCTGTAATGATCAATTGCGTGCTGACGAATCACTCGACGATCGAGCGATGCTGCAGCTTCAGCCGCGTCCATAAACTCCTGAAGTGTGTAGCAGTGATAGCCAGTGACATTGTTAATCACCGTCTCGGCAAATGCTCCCCAGTTTACAGTGAGCACTGGCGTTCCACAAGCCATCGCTTCTGGTGCCACTGTTCCAAAAGGCTCAATGTAAATTGTTGGCGCGAACGTCGCAATTGCACCGCCCATAAGCTGGGCTCGCTGCTCTGGTCCAACAACACCGACATACTCTCCGTACTCTGGCGCCTCGCCCTGTCCAGCAACGATTAGTCGCTTGCCAAGTCGCTTGCAAGTTTCAACTGCGATTTGATAGCCTTTGCGCTCAATGAGACGGCCGATGAATAGATAGTAATCATCGGGTGTTTCACGGAACGGAAACTCGGGAATGTCTAGATAGCCGGGAACTACAGCATCGAAGAATCTTCCATCAACACCGTTTGGATTGCCGTGACTTTGGCTTCCATACACCGTGTGCATCCAAGCGTGTGACTCAAATACCCTGTACTTTGCAAATGTTCCTCCGTATCCAATTCCAAACTCAACAGTCATCTCGTCTGGAAATGCGTCTGCAATTTCTTTATGAGCAAGCCCGCCGATAACGCAGATAAAGTCCTTGTGCTCAAGACGTTCACGGATTCCAGCAATTGCATTTGCGTTAAACTTTCGCCAGTGCGGCAATGAATAGTCAAAAGACGACATTGTGTAGTGATTGTCGCCAACTGCGGCAAGTCGTTCTTCCTCGGTGATACACGGAATGTGCTCGTCCGCTGGAGACTCACTGGTCGGACCACCGTATGTATAGACGGTGTGCCCATGATCCTTCATCATTATCGCAAACTTGCGTACCTTCTCGGTAAACGCGCATGCAGTGAAGTCGCGAGTAATATGAGTATGCGGTAGCCCTACGACGTGAAATCTCATTGTGTGTCTCTATCTAAACTAAACGTTAGTACCAAACTTACCAATCTTATTTAGAGCATTAATTAGTGTTCCCTTATATTTCATTTTGCCAACATGCGTGAGCTGTATCGAAGGATCGACCCAAATTCGACCGCCGATCTTTTGCCAATACCTACAAAATCCATAGTCTTCTGAGAGAAATCTATTGTTCTCATCAATGTAAGAATTAAAGAACGCGTACGCCCACTTGTTGTCTTCTTCTGTTACGAGCGCGCCGCCATCGTCAGTGAACTTCAGTTCTGGATACGCTTCAATCATTTTCAAAAGAGCTTCTCTCTTTATCATCATGAATCCAGTACCAGCGTCATGGACTTCCATAATTCCGTCTACTACGCTTATTACACCATTACTGTCTGGTTTGAAGTTTACAACAAATCTAACTCCATGTTCCACGAGATCAGCGGCTTCAGACCCGGACTCTGCTCTTTCTTTGACTTGTGCCCAGTTTATTTCTTTTATAGGATACGCAGCTGTAACTATTTCTTTGTCTTTTATAAGAAGTCTAAGAATAGCTCTTGGATCATAGCCAATGTCGGCATCAATAAAAAGCATGTGCGTACAGTCTGATGCTAAAAACTTTGCTGTCAATATGTTTCTAGATCTTGAGATCAGAGAGTCTTGAATTGTATTGATTGAAAACTTCATGCCAAGAGCAGAGAACATCTGCACTGCTTCTATCGTTGACATGAAAAACTCTTCAGTGATCGCGCCTCCGTAGCATGGGACACCAATGAAGAGATTCCAATCTTTAACGTCCTGTGGACCAATTGTTATGTTTTTTTCGCTCATGTCTCTCTATCTGTACGCGATTATGGGAGTTCGTTTATCCTCTGCTCTAGCATATTAACTCTTTCCCAGAGTTTTCGGATAATCTGCTGCTGAGCTACGCACAATCTTTCATAGGAAAAATAGTCTGGCTGACCAGAGTCATCGTACTGAACTAGTTCTGTAAGACCTATCTCATCAGCTTGTTCTGCAATAAAACCATACTGCCAAGGAGAGTCTGGTCCACCGCCAGCTACCTCGGGAATGTCTTTGTACTTAAATCGCACCGGGACTAGGCCGACAACAGCTTCGTCGCTGAACTCATACTCCTCAATGTAGTCCTTATGCCGCAATGTTGAAGATGTGTATCCGATCAACTGGTTAGAAATAACCATCATTGTTCGGCCGCCAGTTAGAGACTGTCCATATACACCAAACGCCATGCTGACAAGCATTCTGTCTGCGCCAGTGTTGTCTGCAAATGGATAGTTTCCAGTGTTCGAGTCGAATCTAAATTGCGTACCGCCAGTCCACTCACCGCCGCAGTTAATGTTTCCAGTCATCGAGATAGAAGTACCTGTAATACCTCCGTTAAAGTCAATAGCACCAAATGCTGTAGTTGAGTTGTTGACCGTTATTCTTTCTGAACCATCGACAATGATTCCGAGCGCGTTAGATGTACCGTTTCTGTAGAAACCGGTGTTTATAGTTGGACCAGCTCCAAGAGCAATTGCGTTGTTTGCTACGGTTCCGTTTACGTTTGCTCTGAATCTTGCGCCAGTTGTTACGGCAGCAAGACCGTGAACGTGATCTGATCTAGCGGCAGTTGATCCAACACCGGCAGACCCGGTTTCTGCAATGTCTGCTGGCGTTGCGCTCGAAAGTGATGGTTGCGGCCCCGTTGCACCGGTAGCGCCAGTTACACCAGTTGCACCAGTCGCGCCTGTCGCACCTGTAACGCCTGTCGGACCAGTAGCACCGGTCGTACCCTGTGGCCCACTTGGTCCACTCGGTCCACTCGGTCCACTCGCGCCTAGAAGTGAAGTAGTAGCGCCTCCACCGCCGGCAGTAATGTCAACGTAGTATCCTCGAGCCGTTCCGCCTTGTTCAAAGAATCTTAGTCTATTCTGATAAACGTCTATGGTGACGCCATTAGTTATCGTAGTGTTTGTGACGGACTTTGAGAGGAAGATTTCTCCACCTTCGTCGCCGCTAGAAGTGTTTACTAAAACCTTTCCACTGCTGATGGCCAAGTCAGTTCCGTCATACGTCAAGCTCGCGCTTCCTGTAGCGGTATTACTTCCATCTTTGTAGACAATTTGATTAGCTGAAGCTGCCACCGGCCCTGTCGGTCCAGTTGCGCCGGTTGCTCCAGTGTCTCCTTTAACTCCTTGCGCACCCGTTGCGCCTGTAGGTCCAGTCGGTCCAGTTGCGCCAGTTACACCCGTTGGACCAGTAGGTCCAGTTGCGCCTGTGACACCTGTTGCTCCTGTTGCTCCAGTCGGCCCAGCAGGACCCTCTGCTCCAGTAGGACCAGTTGCACCTGTAACTCCCGTTGCTCCGGTTACGCCTGTTGCGCCGGTCACACCTGTTGCACCTGTAGGACCAGTTGCGCCTGTGACTCCTGTTGCTCCTGTTGCGCCCGTTACGCCAGTTGCACCTTCAGGGCCAGTTGCGCCTGTTACACCTGTTGCACCTGTAACACCGGTCGCGCCAGTGTCGCCAGTAGGTCCAGTAGCACCAGTCGCGCCAGTGACACCAGTAGCACCAGTTACTCCCGTAGGACCAGTATCGCCCGTTGCGCCTGTAGGTCCAGTCGGTCCAGTTGCACCTGTTGCACCTGTTACACCTGTTGGACCAGTGTCACCTTGAATACCCTGTGCACCAGTCGCGCCAGTGGGACCAGTGGGTCCTGTTGCGCCAGTTACACCTGTAGGTCCTGTAGGTCCTGTAGGTCCTGTGTCGCCGGTCGCGCCTGTTGCACCCGTAGGTCCGGCTGGGCCTTCTGCGCCAGTTGCACCTGTAACGCCAGTTGCACCTGTAACGCCAGTTGCACCTGTAACGCCAGTTGCACCTGTAACGCCAGTTGCACCAGTCGCGCCTGTCTCACCAGTTGCGCCAGTCGGTCCCGTTGCGCCTATGTCGCCATTGCGCACAAACGACACGAGTAAAACTACATCCGTACCAAATGTTGTTACATTTCCACCAGTGTATGAAATTTCTAATTGATACCAACCAGTTTGATTTGTCATTGCTGTAATCGCATATGTTGCGAACAATGCCTGGTTTGTTTTTCTTACAAGTTTAATGAATCCTTTAGTAGATGCTGTTGAGCTTGCGATTGACTGCAAGAATGCGCTGATGTCGGCGCCGTTTCCATCCGTAGAACTTATTGCTAGATACCCAGCGGCTGGCTCATATCCATTTACACGCACATAACCACTGCCGGGATCTGATATTGCGTAAGTGCTGTTGTCGTATGTGTATTGGAATGTTACTCCGCCAAACGGTCCAGTTGCGCCAGTTGCACCTGTAGTGCCAGTCGCTCCCGCTGCACCTGAGGGCCCAGTTGCTCCAGTCGCTCCCGTGACGCCTGTAGCTCCTGTTGCACCTGTTACACCTGTAGCACCAGCAGGACCGCTCGGCCCAGTTGCGCCAGTCGCGCCCGTTACACCGGTTGGTCCTGTATCGCCTTGAATGCCCTGTGCGCCCGTTGCACCAGTTGGCCCTGTTGCACCAGTTGCTCCCTCGACGCCAGTCGCGCCAGTCGGTCCTGTTGCGCCTTCAACACCAGTAGCACCTGTAGCACCTGTTGGGCCCGCTGGTCCTTCATCTCCTTGCGGGCCAGTCGCGCCTG